AGTGATCGTTGTGGGTGTGGAGAAAGTTTTAGAATATGATAGAAGTCACAGAAACAGCAGTTAATAAAATAATTCAGCTTTTAGATGAAGAAAACAATCCAAAATTAAAGCTACGAACATTTGTCCAGGGTGGTGGATGTAGTGGATTTCAATATGGATTTACTTTTGATGAAGATCAAAATGAAGATGACTATGTTATTGAACATCCAGGTATGATTCTTTTAGTAGATGCTATGAGTATGCAATATCTTAATGGTTCAATAATTGACTACAATGAAGATTTAATGGGTAGTAGTTTTACTATTAAAAATCCTCAAGCTCAGAGCACATGTGGTTGCGGTAGTAGTTTTAGTTTATAATTTACGGTCCTTAACTCAATGGATTAGAGTGCAAGTCTTCGAAACTTGAAGTTGTAGGTTCGAATCCTACAGGACCGGCCAGGATAAATATTTTTTTATGAACATGTAAAAATCAATTGAAAAGGTAGGAAAAAATCATGTCAATTTTAGCATTAGACGTAAATGGAACGCCTAGACAGTGGATATCAAATGACGATGCAATAACTTACTGGGCAACTGGCAGTGTTGCATGGTTTTTAGGATCTATTGTTGCACGTTATCGCGGTGGAGTTCAAAATGATGGTACAATGAGTTATATCGAAACATCTAGTATAATCGCTATCAAAGGACATGGATTTAATCCACACAAGCATTCTACTGTTGCATTGAGTAATAGAACATTATTTGGACGAGACAGATATGTATGTGCTTACTGTGGTGAGCATTTTGCTAACTATCATGATCTAAGTAAAGATCATATAATTCCAAAAAGTCGTGGTGGTGAGAATACGTGGATGAATGTAGTTACAGCATGTAAATCATGCAATTCCAAAAAGGGCAGTAAAACCCTCAAAGAAGCAAAAATGGAACTACTATATGCTCCGTATGTGCCATCGCACCACGAACATATGATCTTACAAAATAGAAATATTTTGACTGATCAGATGGAATATCTACTAGCAGGTGTACCAAAACATAGTAGAATTTTGATCAACTAAGTGTATAGTATGTACGTAGTCTAATAATAAATACTTGCATGAGTAAATATTGGTTAGACTACGTTAAATCATGTTATGACTTAGTAATAGAGAGTGAAAAAAACACTTCAATCCATCTAGCACATGAGATAGAGGCATATATTGTGCATCTTATGGCTAGAAGTTTTGAACGTGTAGATATAGGTGTCAATCCAGTTGCGATTAAGATGCTGGAAGCAGTTGAAAGTTTGAATGAACATAAATTACTTAATATAGCGGATGAATGTTTACTTATACACAGTTATCCCCTCAAACGACATCGATGGCCATGTGATACTTATTACATGAACATTGGTACAACTGCCTATGGATTGGCACATCATTATATGGAACATAATTTCCAGATAGCAAGTTTAGTATTGAGCGAAATATTCAAAAATAATAGAAGTTAAAAACGGCCCTAGTGGCCGTTTTTTATAGGTTGTTAATAAAGCGTAAAGCCTTATTGCTGTTGGTAAAATATTTGATTTGTAAATCACAATCTAGTAGATCATAGACAACAACGCAACATACACCTTCTGCACTAAGGGAAAGATGAAAATATAAGCCACCAGGTGTAAAGCTTTTGTATCTTTTCATGTTAATAATATTTAGTAGCATATAACATTGTATATGTTCTAATCTAAATACTTTTGATAAACTGGAGACTCCAATGAAAAAAGCATTTTTATGCATTGGGTTTGCTATTTATTCAATAACATCTGTGTCACAAACAGTTTATGATTCCTCTTCTAGAGTGGATACCGTAAATCAATCAACTAGTACTGTAAATAGCACCAATACAAACAATAACTTAAACGTTAACACAACAACTGTTAATAGTGTAAACACGAATGAAAATATCAACTCTTCAACAAGTGTAAACACAAATAATGGTCATACAACTAGTGATAATAAAAATACCAATATTAATACTAGTGTAAATCAAAACACTAATGTTAGCACATCAGTTTCTAATCAATCTTCAACATCAGTGAACAGAAATGATAATTATAGTTCCAGTGATGTTAATCAAAAAATAGTTCAGCCACCACCAACCGCAATAGCTCCAAGTATGATGAGTGGCGGTAATGCAGATTTATGTACAGTGGGTGTAAGCGGCGCAGTTCAAACTCAAATATTAGGTATTAGTGCGGGTAAAACTCAGCGTGATTTAAATTGCGAACGTTTAAAACTAAGCAAAACTATGTATGACATGGGTATGAAGGTTGCTGCCGTTAGTATATTATGTCAAGATCGTCGCGTGTTTGATGCGATGTTGTCGGCTGGAACACCGTGTCCATATGATGGCAAAATAGGCGAAACTGCAAAGCAGCTATGGGAATCAAACCCAGATAGAATACCACCAGTAGATAAGGACAAAGGCAATGCTTCATCGTTTGGCATTACTACTATTGTTACTGATTTGTTATCCCGCCTTTTCCAGTGATTCAATCGTTCCTAGATCGCCTACCGATTATAGCTTAGTTGATATACGATCTACTGGAACGGCACTGAACTTAGGTGATGATAGTGTCAGTGGTAATATTCCACTGGGATTTAATTTTCGTCTTTTTGGCAGAACCTTTAATAGTGCATGGGTTTCAAACAATGGAGTAATAAGTTTCACTAACGGAAATATTAGTGGGTACGATGGTGCACCACTGAATACATTGGGTTCTGACTATAACTACGCATTATTTCCATTATGGACTGATCTTATAAACAGTGGCACCGAGAATCCATATTACAAATTAGACAGAGGATCTGCTATTTTTGGATGGTATAATACCAGTGAATATAGTAGTCGTGAACAACGTAGTTCATTTGAAGTGCAAATTTGGAACAATGACGCATTTCAATTTCGTTATGAATCTGTAAATGTTCGTAGGTCTCCGTTTACTATAGGATATACAGGAGATATATCAGCGGGTGAATATACGCAATGGACCAGACATCCAGGCGGTCCATTTTCAGGTGGTAATTTTGGATTTTATTCTGATCCACTTAGTCAATGTAATATAAATCCGCTGTACAGTATTGAATGTCCAGGATATAGTGAAGCATATTTACAACAGCAATGTACGATAAACAAACTATTTAGTAGCAGTTGTCCTGGATATGAACAAGCACTACTAGAACAGAATTGTAGTTCTAATTCACTTTATAGTCCTCAATGCCCTGGATATGCTGCTGCCTTGTTTGAACAAAACTGTAGTAGAAATCCATTATATAGCAATCAGTGTTCTGGATACAGTAACGCTATTGCTCAACAACTAAGAAGAACTCAGACATCAGATATCAATATAAATTCAAATACACTATCACCTGTTATTGAGGATGTTACAAAAACACAGACCACTGTAGATGTTGGTGGTGTTGAATTAACATCAAATGGAACTATTGCAATCGCTACTGGTGTGCCAGACGTAATAAAATCTGCTGAAAAAAATCAAACAATAAGTGTATCACCTGATCGAAATAGAGCATTGGCTAGTCGTGCATTAGAAGTATCAAGAACAGTTTTGCTTAATGAGGCAATGCTTGTAAATCTAATAACAGACATATCCATAAATTCCAGTGTAGATCCATTACGAACAGAAAAAAACTTGATGCCGCAAGATAAAATAGCCATGAATGTAGAAGATACAAGACCTACAATCGGTAGATCAACCACGCTTGCACAATCGTCAGTCAATTCTTCACCGAATGTTTCTACTGGAACAACAGAACAAAAAACAGAAAATACACTAAACACCACCTCGCAAATTTCTGATTTAGGTGAAGGTGCGAGTTTTAGTGGATTATCCAGAGCACCTTCTGGGTTTAATACATATACAAGTATGCAATTACGTGATGCTCAATTTTACGCTCCTAGAGAAGTTTATAGAAATCAACAGACTGTTGATAATAGAAATGCGTTGAGGTTACTTAACGGATCAAGTGATAGATTGCACAAAGAATTAGTTGAACAACAATACGGGAGATGAAAATGAGTGACCAAAATGTTGACCTAGATAAAAAAGTTGACGATTTAGAGACGGCCAAAGACACAGTAATTACTATAGGTGGATATAAATTTACACCAGCTAAATTAATGATAGCTTTTACTATTATAAGTTCTATATTGGGCGGACTTTATGGAGTATTTGAAGTATATAAAGACTATGTTGAAATGAAGCAAAAAATAGCTGAATATGTTACTCCAGACCTTAGTGAACTCAATGAACGTTTAAGTGTTATACAGAAACAGATGGAGAATACTAAAACGTCAGTTATGGAAGCTACAAATTATACGAATGAAATTAAAAATGATTTGAAAGCCGATATACGTAGATTAGAGGGTGTGGTAGAAAACGTAGAAAGATCCAGTAAACAAAGTCAGCGTGAATCGGATCAAGAAATGAAAGTGGTAAGATCAGAAATGAATAAATTAGATAAAGAAACTGATCAAAACCTTAGAAAAATGTCCAGAGAAATTGATGAAAAAATTAAGAAGGCATTGGATAATCCACTAGCTGGCAAATAAAACACTTGACATAAATACATACCACTGCTAGAATACACCTATGTTTTGAAAAAAAGCATGCGTGGGAAGCACAAGTGGTATGGGCAACGGCCTCATAAGCCGTAGGCAGTCGGTTCGAGTCCGACTCCACGCACCAATATATTCGAGGAATCAATGTCATGAAACAAAAAACATTTGAAAATATCGTCACAAAAGAACAATTCATTTGTCCTAATGCCCGAGATATTCGTGTCATTGATAATGTGGAGTATTTGCCTGTTCAAAAGGCTAATTCTCCGCGTGTTGTTCTTATGCGGCGTGATGCACTCAGGCCAATTAATTTATCAAAAGAAGCAAAAAACGCTTGACATCAACATAAATTGTTGATATAATTTCAACATCAAGGTTAGGTACAGCAAAACTCCAAAACATGGAACTGATGGTCAAAGATAACTTCAAGGCTATCGAGGAGAGTTTCGATTTCTCTCTTAAATCAAAAAGTAGACAACTAACCTGTTTTTATATTAGAATGCTAACAGCAACCTAAATTTTCAAGTATATCGAAAAAAACGCATTCAGAAAGGAAATCAAAAAATGAACGCACGAATTAAAGAACTTGCCGAACAGTCATACGAACGAAAACAAAGCATGGTGATCGATCCTACGACCCACGAAATGGTTCCAGGAAAAACATATGGTAAGGAGCTTAATCAAGAAAAATTCGCCGAGTTGATTATTCGGGAATGCATCAAGGCAGCCGGTGATCCCGGTGATGGTTTGATTAAGGGTGACACCTGGCATGATGGAGTTCGTGCTAGTATTTGGAGTATTCAACAAGAATTCGGGTTTGATCGTAATTTCGGAATTGAATCTTGACAAAGAACTCTATCTAGTCTATAATAGACGCATAAGTTTAGTAACAGCAATTACTAAGATTTTAAATCTAAACTGAAAGGAAATTGTATGAATCAATTTGTAAACGCAATTCAAGAGCAAGAGTCCAGAACCGCTAACGGTATGAAGGCTCGTAAGAGTTCTGCTAATGCGTTAGTGGATTTCTTTTATTCCGTAGGTGCAAGCCGCGGAAAGAACATTATCCCAGCGTTTACCGCTGCATATGTGCAAGACCGTGATCTTGCCCTGCGTATCGCGCTATGGGCACGTGATGTCCGTGAAGGAGCGGGTGAGCGTCAGCTTTTCCGTGATATCATGACTCATCTGGAAAAGACCGATCCAGAGTCAGCAGTTCGTCTGTTGAATCGTGTACCTGACCTTGGTCGTTTTGATGACTTGTTTGTCTTCAAGACCAAGGATATGAAGGCAAAGGCTTATACCCTATTGGGTGACAAGCTACGTGAACGTAATGGTCTAGCGGCCAAGTGGACTCCTCGAAAGGGACCAGTTGCCCGTGAAATCCGTGAGTTCTATGGCATGAGTCCAAAGCAGTATCGTAAGACACTGGTAGGTATGACCTCAGTTGTTGAATCACAAATGTGTGCCAACGATTGGGATAATATCAACTTCAGCCATGTTCCTTCACAGGCTGCACGTATTTACAAGAAGGCGTTCAATCGTCATAGTGTAAAGTTTGCAGAATACGTGGAGAAGTTGGTCAAGGGTGATCCTACTGTTAAGGTCAATGCTGGAGCTATTTTCCCGCATGATGTCCTTAAGGGTGTGATTGATACTTATGGTGGGTTGTCGTCTTTCAATAAGACTGAACTGGATCATATCGTAGCACAGTGGGATGCATTGCCTAACTATGTTGGTGATGCTAACATCATGCCCGTCGTTGACGTTAGTGGCTCCATGACTGCACCAGCAGGCAAGGGTACAAACGTTCGTTGTATTGATGTTTCAGTCTCATTGGGATTGTACTTGGCTGATAAGAACAAGGGTGCCTTCAACGGTACTTTCTTAACATTCAGTGAGCGTCCTGAACTGTTGACTCTCAAGGGCAACATCGTTCAGAAGGCTCAACAAATGGTCAAGAGTTCTTGGGGTATGAGTACTAATCTACATGCTGCTTTTGACAAGATCCTAAGCACCGCTGTGAAGAACCGTGTTCCTCAAAGCGATATGCCAAAGATGTTGTTGATTCTTTCGGACATGCAGTTCAATCAGTGTGTTCGGCATGATGACAGTGCCATGCAGATGATCGAACGTAAGTATGCGGCGGCTGGTTATGATATGCCTGCTGTAGTATTCTGGAACCTTAACAGTTCGGACAATGTCCCTGTTAAGAGTGACAAGAGTGGTGCAGCATTGGTAAGTGGCTTTAGCCCAAGTATCATGACCAGCTTGTTGAAGGCTGATCCTGCGGAGTTTACTCCCCTGGGAATGATGATGAAGGTGGTCATGTCAGACCGATATGCTTGTTGATTTCTCAAGCTGAAATTGGTAGAGGTCACGTTATGTGACCTTTACCTTATATGAAAGACAATAAAATGTGGATACAAAATGTAAGTAAATTAGATATTGCGGCAGGACATCATTTTGATCCTGGTCCCAATGCAATGCTTATTCAAATTATGGATCAAGGTGAGGGATTTCCAGATCCCAAATACAAGTTCAAGGAAGTTCATCAATTTGAATTTCTTGACATTGAAGATGATGGACTTACCAATATGGGTGATGGTACCATGTCTGATCTTGGAGAGTTTGCCATCACTGACGAGCAAGCAGAAGATATTGCGGCTCTATTGCTACATGCACGTAAAAATCGTATGAATGTGATTGTTCATTGTTATGCAGGAATTTTTCGTAGTGGCGCAGTAGCTGAAGTAGGAATCGAACTTGGCTTTGATGATACTGACGCTTTTAGATGTCCTAATCGTCTAGTAAAACGTAAACTTCTGCAAGCATTGAATTTGCCATACAAAGATAAAGAATCAATGACAATCAATGGTGAATTGACAAATAAAACAAAAACGGGTATAATGATTGCAAAAGCGAGAAATAAAGATGCCTAAATGTTATCAGTTGGTTGGTGTGCCTGGTTCAGGCAAAAGCACATGGATTCAACGTCAGTCCTGGGCTGCCAATTGTGCCATTGTCAGCACCGATCGATGGGTTGATGAATACGCTACTGAAGTAGGTAAAACCTATAGTGAAGTTTTTGACTTTTTCATGCCTCGAGCAGTTAAGCTTATGGCTAGAGAAGTTGAAGTTGCTAGGGAACTGGGCCGCGATATTATTTGGGATCAAACCAGCACTACCGAGGCCAGTCGTCGTAAGAAGTTCAAGATGTTGCCGAACTATGAGCATATTGCAGTAGTATTTCCTACTCCGGCTACTGATGAGTTGAAGCGTAGACTTTCGCAACGTGTTGGAAAAAACATCCCTTGGGGAGTCATATCACGCATGATCAATGATTTTGAAATGCCTCATGAAAGTGAAGGTTTTGTCGAAATCAGACATGTTTAAAGTATAAAGAAATATTAGGCCCTCAACACGAGGGCCTTTTTTATTTCCACTATCTATTTTGACTATATACTAGTTGACATGTCGTAGTAAGACATTTACAATAGAGATTGATTTTCAAAGTAATAAAATGAGTATTAAACAAGACATATTAAAATATAGTAGACAGGAAAAATTACATTCACTAAGCAGTCCCT